TTAACTGGCTTTTTTGATCAAGGGGAGATCGAACGCTTTGCGCAATGCGCGGACAAACGCTTTGTCATGGCAGATGGTTTTACCCGGGCTGTCGGAGAGTTTTGCCACCGGCTTGCCGTTACATTCCACCAGTTTGATGACGATATTCAGAGGTTTTACCTGAGGAATATCGCAGGTCAGACGGGTACCAATCCCGAAGCTCAGGTTCACACGGCTATTGAAATGGCGATAGAGGTCGACCGCTTTCGCCAGGTCGAGATTATCCGAGAAGACCAGCACCTTGCTCATCGGATCGATGCCGAGTTTTTCGTAATGGGCAATGGCTTTCTCGCCCCATTCAACCGGATCCCCGGAGTCGTGGCGTAATCCCTGGTAACGTTCAGCGAACTCGGGACCAAAGTCGCGCAGGAAGGCATCCATCGTAATACAGTCGGTGAGGGCAATCCCGAGCTGATTCGGGTACTCCTCAAGCCATGCGGCCAGTGCCGCGCGCTGGCTGTTAGCCAGATCGGGGCTGATCTGCTGATGCGCCTGGAACCACTCGTGTGCCTGGGTGCCCATTGGCGTCAGGCTGAGGCGGCGTGCCAGATCGTAGTTGCTGGTGCCAACGAACCACGGCTCCTGCTGCAGACGTTTAACGATGGCCTCCTGAACGTCACGCGAGAAACGGCGACGCGTGCCAAAGTCCATCAGGCGGAAGCGGGACATGTCCAGCCCTTCGGTCAGCGTGGAGAAGGCTGCGAGTTTATTTTCCAGCGCGGCGACCGCCTGCTCGACGCCTTTTTCCGGCGAACGGTAGCGGTGAGCCAGTTCACTGATCACCGCCAGAAGCGGCACTTCCCACATGATCACTTCCCGCCACGGGCCTTCAAGGCGAATATCCAGTTTGCCGTTATCGTTAAGCACGGTGACCTGCTCCGGCTTATAGCGGAAATCGCGCAGCCAGTTCAGGTAATCGGCTTTGAAGAAAGGCAGGCCAGAAAGCCACTGATATTCCTCGTCCTGCAGCGTCAGATGCTGCATAGCATCGACCTGTTCACGAATGGCGTCTGCGTAGATACCGAGCAAGTCGTCGCCGCGACAGCGGAATTCCGCCGCGACGTGAACGTCATAGTAGTGGTGGAAAACGGCTTGCTGCATATGCAGTTTATACGCGTCGGTATCCAGCAACGTATGCAGAACTGGAGAAGCGAATTGAGTCATAGGTGCGCAGTAGCATCCTCTCACAGGAGCGTTTAGTACAATAAACAACTCCGGAGTATACCTTGTTTAGTGATTTATTGAACCCCGATCACAACATAAGCGCGTTTTATGGTCGAGGGCATTTTGTGCCCCGTGTTATACAAATGTAGCAACATGGCTGCTAACCACTTGAATTTAAGGTTTTCTACTGTGCTACTATCATGCTTTGGGGCAGCGATGGGGCAATGTGTGAAAGCGCCTTGTTGAGCAGAGTAACCTGTTCGCCGCTCTTCTCTGACATCCACTTTCCATACACCTTGTAAACCATCTGTGCATCGGTATGCCCCATTTGAGTTGCTATAAAGTTTGGGTTTGCACCAGCTGATAATGACCAGCACGCATAGGTATGCCGTGACTGGTAAGCGTTGCGGTAACGAATGCCGGCGCGCTTGATTATCGGGGCCCAAATTTTATTAATCGAATTAACCGCGTAATGATATCCTCTTCGGGACCCACGCTTGACGCATTGAGGGCTGAAAACGAAAGTGCATGGATGTATGACTGACTGGCCATATTCACGCAAATTCACTTCAACCTCATGCTGCCGGCCAAGGCGCGTCAGCTGGGCCTGATCCCTAAGGGCATCAATAGCTGGTTGTATGAGATAAATCACCCTGTCAGTGCCTGCCTCGGTTTTTGGCAGGGTGAACTCATACGTTTGGGTAAGGTTGCGCTTAACCGTAATGGTTCCCGCGGTGAGATCGATGTCTTCCCATGCAAGACCACATAATTCCCCATGCCTCATTCCGGTATAAACGGCGACGGTCCAGAGATTTCGCATCTGCTGGTGGCCGCACGCCTGAATGAACCTGATGAACTCGTCGGTCGTGAGTGGATCTGGTTCGTCTTTTGCCTTCCTGAGCCGGTTAATTCCGCTAAACGGGTTTTCCTTTGCGTAGCCGTTATCAGCTCCAAACTGGAAGATCTCGGCCATCAGCATCATGTAATTATTCACCGTGGAAGACTTCCGGCCTTTTACCTGTGTCCGGTGATCCTTCTTCATTACATGGAAGCCCGTCAGCAACTCCTTCCTGACATACAGCAAATCTTCAGTGGTAACCGCAGAAACCATTTTATTTTCGCCGATGCGCGGAAGCATGTTTTTTATGATGGATTCGTACCTACTCATGGTATTAGAGCTGATCTCCATTCTCTTCAGCTCTGACCATCTTTCGGTAAGCTCCAGCACAGTAATTTCCTTTCTATCCTGACCGAACCGGGAAAGGTTCGGTGAGTTTGGGAATTTTTCTGCATAGTTAAAATTCCCCATCCTTATCGCAAAACAAACCGAAGAACGCAGCTCACCAGCTATCTTGCGATTTTTTGCAGTGTCAGGGACACCGAGGTTTTCCCTGACACGTTTACCTTTATAAAGAAACCAGATGCGGAGCGAACCGCCGTGGTTTTCGACGCCTGTCGGGTATGATGCATTAGCCATTGATCCCTCCTGACGTCCAGGAGCGTTGACGAGTGTACTGCTTTTCATGCTGTCTTCGCACCTGGTTGATTTTTTTTCTGCGCCTCGATCCACTGATCAACGGCTTTCCTGTTATACATGCATTCGCTCGAAGGCTTGGGATTACCATCTGGTGAAATGTGCAGGTACTCGCGGCCCAGCATCCAGGATTCTTTTCTGGCGCGGGTGATGGTTCCGGGCTTGAGCCCGGTAACCGCAATCAGAACCTTTTCGCTAACCCAGTCATTCGGTACCAAAAGAACAACATCGCTCATACTCACCTCACATCACACTCAGACCACGGCAGCGGCACCACGCATTATTCAAATCGACCATTTCACCCATTGGCGGCCTCCTTGCTAAATCCGGCGTTGATAACGCTTTTGGCTATTTCGCTGGCGGTGGCGTAGGCCAGCTCTCCATCCTCACCAATAACTGCTTTCATCAGCTCATTCTGGAGAACGCTGTCATAATTGCGCGGCCAGAATTCCGTGGGCATATCGTAGGAGTTGCAGTAGAAGAACGTGTCGATAGTTATCTGCGCGGCATCTTCGGCAGTCCGTTCAGGCTGGCGATAACCAGCCTCCCAGATAGCATCTGTCATTGCCGATGGATCACCGGCAGCAGATTTAATCAATTGAACCAGCTCAAACAGATTCGATTCAGTCACAACACACCTCCATTTCCCTTTCTACAGACTCACAGCAGCGGCGAAAAACTTCAGCTGACACCTCATTTCTCAGGGCTCTGATGAGCAATTCATCCCGCGATTTTTGACGCTCAATATTTTTCTCTCGCTCCAGTTGACGCAGTACTGCCAGGCGGGCAGTAATGCGTTTCCGTGTGTTCTTCCACTTAACCAGAGCTACATTTGCCCTGTGCCGCCAGCCGTATTCGTTGTCGATCACGTTTTCAAGCTGCGAGCTGATACTGGCAATGACATCTTCAGCCGTGACCAGCGCCTGTAGGTGGTCGTTTATTGTGACCAGTTGGTTAACATCAATGGATTCAGCTTTCATCCAACAATCCTCCAAAGAAGTTTGCATACGGTAATAAAGCAGAAGAACCCTGCTGTAACTCCAATTCCAGCAATGCTGAAGAACACGAAGGTAATTAGCACCAGATCACAGATTTTTTTCATTCAGCACCTTCCTCAACAGCAGTCTTGTATCCTTCCCATCCCCCATAACTGTTCACCATATCCCCCAGTCTTGAGAAACAGGCGTTCAACCAGCGAATTCCACGAGGGGTTAGCGTTGGCACCGTGCCCCAGTCGATGAAATCCGAGTTTTTTCGACCCATATAGCGGATGAGATCGAGAATGTTGATGTAATGTGCACGGCGACGCTCCATACTCCATCCCTTATCAGCGAGGTACGAGTCGATGAATCCCTGTAATGCTGTCTGATTAAGCGAAATATCACCGTACTGGTGGCGATATACAGGGCGACGGTGCAGGCTGACCAAATGAAACAAGTAGGCATCACATACACATGTCAGAGCCTGCCGGTGGGCCAGCTCAATAGAGCCAGCCGGATTCCAGATATCATTATTCACTTCAGAAGCCCTCCGGCTTAATGATCTGAAATCGCCCCACTGATGGGTGCTCAAGAATTTGGTATGAATCTGTCGCTTCTTTCGGCCGTGGTGCTCGCTGGTTCCAGATGGCCGCAGCCATATCACGAGCTTGCGGAGCTAGACTCACACTGCAGCAATCGCAACGGACTACAAACATTGGCTCGCCTTCATAAAGCACAGAATCGAAATCTATTTCATCGTTGCCACAAAGTGGGCAAGGAAGCAGTTCCATTATTTGGCCTCCGGTGAATAAATCGCTTTGTCGTGGCTGTACTCGCCATTCCAAGTCTTTTTCATTGGCAGCTCACCTTTCATGTACAGCTGATACAGACGGTGACAGCCTTTCTCCAGCAGTACTGGCGTAAACTTCGTGAAAGCATCCTTGCCGTGCGGGGTGATCTGCGTCTGGTCTTCCGTCAGATATTTGTCGCGGGCATATGAGGCGACGCGCCAGCGCGGATCTTTCTCTGGGTCGCGTTGCTCGTTAAACACCCAGCCACGCTCGGACGCCCACCACATAATTTTGTTGATGTTGACGCCGTTCAGCGCCTTGCTGAATGCTGGGATCGTCATGCCTTTGGTGAAGTGCTTCTCCAGGCTTTCAACAGTGGCGCTGAGGGTCCTGGTTTCGAGTGCAGCGGCTTCGGCGCGTTCTTCGGCTTCAATTACCATCAAGGCAAGTTCTTTTCGGCTAAGTGTCAGCGGTGTTGCCGGCGTTGCAATAGAGGCGCGGCGGGTGAAATAAAACTCAGCCATATCGTCGTAGAATTCCCAGGACTGATCTGTCTCGAGAATTTTGGCGTGGTTAGCTGCACCGCGTTCAGTCCAAAGAGTCAGGGTGCGAGCTTTGCTTGAGATTTGCAGTCCGCTGAAAGAGTTGCGCAAAATTTCAACATCTCCGCCAGAAAGCTTGAAGTAATGTTTACCTTCAACGAACCGGGATTTGTTGCGGTTGAAGTTGTTGGTGATCATCTGCTCGGTTGCGCCATATCCTGCCGCCAGCTGTTCAGTGGTCACAACTCGCTGACCGCGATACTCGATGATCTGCAGGTCACGGGCCGCTACTGGTGCTAATTCTGCTTTCATTGCCATCTTCATTGCTCCTTAATGCAAAACGTGATTGGCTGGCATTGTTTTACCGGTGCGCAGCTGGGCAGCGAGATCTACAAAAATCTCGTCGAGAAACTCTGCGAACCACGAATGACCGACTTCTTTCAGGCGCTGATCGTTGGCGTAGTAGAACTGGTAAACCGCCAGATAGCGTTCCTCAGGCTTGTGCTCGATCAGTGCGCACTCCACATGCTTAATCAGCAGATTTTCAATAAGTTCCCGGGTTAAGCCGAAGGTAAACTCCTCGGTTTTAAACTGGTATTGCCCGTCACGGAGTCCCCAGCGGTTTTCGCAGCTGATGAGATAAAGAAGGGCGACCGTACCGCGCATGGACTGGACGACGGTTTGAGCCCACTCATGCTGCTCTTCTAAAGTAAGGGAGCCCTTGCCATAGCGGTTTTCGTCAAGCATCCAACCAGGAATCGTTACGTCAGATTGCTTCTGGATTTCCTTCAGGCGAGCAACAAGCTGCTTCACGTTATCTTTTTCAAAGTCAGTCATCTGTCTTTCTCCCGGTTATAGGTTTCATGGCTCATTACTTCCCAGTTCTTGCCGCCATCGCGGGATAGTAGCCGCCAGCGGTGATTTACCTTCAGGCTCAGATTCCCGGTGCCGATCATGCGGCAGGGGTGAATCCTCCTCGCTCTGAACTGGCTTAAAACGTGTGCTGCTTTGAGGTGAACCCACTCAGGAATTCGTATCGCTGTAAGAGCCATCAGATCCCTCCATTTCATGACCCTCCGTTTTCGGAGCTTCCACTTTTTGTTTTTTGACGAACTCAACCAGCTCAGAAATGAGCTCGTCGATTAACTCCTTCCCGCTATCCGTAAGGAATTCACCGCTGCCATTAACATCAACAGCGCTGCTGTAAATTCCCTTGATAGCTTTTACGCCTTCGACATTCCCGTACTCACTGATCGCAAGCCTTTCGAATTTTCTCAATAATCCATCAAGAAGAATCTCTGTTAACTCGACCGTGTTAATGCCGCCTTTATTGAGCTTAATAACAAGGCAGTTACTGCCTGTTTTACGCTGATGGCGTAATAACGCTGCTTTTAAAATTCGGCGGCGATATGTCTCGATTAATTTATCCATTGCGGCGAGCCTCCTCATCTAAGCTCATAACAATTTCCTCTTCTTTTTCGGTCCAATCATGAATTTCGCCAGCAATGTCATAAATAAGAGAGCAAATAGTTTTAAGTTGGAAATGGTCCAGTTTGTCGTGATATTCAAATAATATTTGCGATAAACCAGCCAGTTGCTCGGCTTTGATGTTCACAACCTGAATGTCTTGCCTTTTTAATAAGCTCATAATTACCGACCATATGCTTTTTTAAGATAAAGACGAGCGATTACCTCGTAACCGCAGGCCGCATAAAGGCATGCTGTTCTATATGCCGATTTATCCTTGATGAAAGTCATACGAAGCGCCTCACAGCCAAAGACGCGACTACCCGACCGTGAATTTTTATTTCTTTCTGTTCATCGGTATTAAGGGTGAAAGTTTCGTAATGATGGTTATCAGATATGATTTTTAATGAGCCATCAGCTAATGGCTCAATTCTCTTAATGAAAAGGCATGGGCGACCGAAAGCATCCATTGTGTACACATAAATGCCAGGGGTAAGCGCACGGCCACCGCAATCAACGAAAGCGACTACCTCACAAGGTTCGATGGTTGGCTGCATTGAATCACCTTCCATCCTGCAGCTCTGAACGCGGTTACCAAAGTCATTAATATTGTCTGAACCGAACAGCATTTGAGGAGTTTTTATTGGCTGATTAATCGCGATAGCGTTTTGCATTTTCATTTCCTCAGGGTGAGTTTTTCCCCACCCCAAAAGGGGTTTTTTAATCTATTTTTTATTTACAGTTTATAGGTGTCGAAGTCAGCGATGCTCTTGTTTAGTTTATCCAGTGTTTGGGCGACTAAAGTAATTAGAGCATGTTCTCTTTCTTCTTCAATGCTGGTCATTTGTTCCAAAAGAATCCATAACGAACGTTCACAACACCGCACATCATGTGACCAGCTTAGAATCGTTTTGCTGGTTTCTTCCTTATTCAAACTTACTGTTTCGTTATTCATTATTTGTTCTCCGGTCACATATTTTGAATATATGGCTTCTTATCTGCTTCTTTTATCGAATCTGCTACACCTTCAAGCAAGGTAACAATTGACGATATTAAGCGTGCTTCGTATTCATCACGGGCGCTCTCAAGCCATACATCAAGAACAGCTTCCGCCTGATTAACGCGCCCTAATGCATTAAGTAAAGAAATTGTCATTTAGGTTCCCCTTCATTGCTGAATTGCTCCACATACGCATAAGCAGTTTCACAAGTCTTATTCATTGAGCGAATCAGACAAGCAATCGCGTTATCGGCTTGTGGTGTGAATTCATTTATGCGGTGAATAACTTCCAACAACGAAGTATTCTCAGTGATTTCAGCAGCGAGATCTTCGAGCTTTGCTGTTGCTGATAAAGGACCATCACTTACTTTATTTTTTGACGAGTTTTGAGTTGATGAAATTGAGGCGTCAACTAAGAGGGAGTTAATAGCCATAAGATTATCCTCAATTTCACATGGTTCTATAACCTTATGAGATTCGATTAAAGAGACCAGTACAGCCTGTGCCATTGAAATTAGCTCTGTGGTGGATTTTGTATGCATATTGTTATCCCCTAGTCATGATTGAAAATTTATCATCGAATCAAGTTAAACTTGATGGTTAGAGGATATGGCGGGGATTTGAGTTCGTCAAGTTAAACTTGATAAAATTTATTTTGGCGCGGGATGGGTAAAAAAAACGGGCATAAGCCCGTTATATTTCAGAAGGTTAACCGAATCTATTTATATTGAAGGGAACTGAAGAAATTACCTTTGATTGTATGTAAAGCATGTTGAATGCTTCTTTCTCAATACTCCAAGGTTGATAGTTTGAGTTATCTGAAAGAACTACCATTTTGGAGCCGATTTTTTGAAGACGCTTAACATAGCATTCACCATCAAAGCAGAAGGCGTAAATGCCATCACCATCAAAATAAGTTATTGATTTATCCAAGAAAAGCAAATCCCCCGGAGATATTGTTGGCGTCATGCTGTCGCCTCTGGCGTTACCTATCTCAATATTTTTGAAAGGCCTATTCCCAACCAACTGACGAGCGTATTCAGGATCGAGTTCAATGGATCTGACTACATCAATGAAGTCGCCCTTAACACTTGAGCCGTCACCGCAACTAAACTCGACATCAAGCACACTAAACCTAACGCTATCGGCATGGGTATCGTTCCTATGCGTACTTGGAAATTTCGGACTCTCAGATTCACCAAGGAACCATGACTGGGGCAGACCGCTAATTTCCGATAGTCTGGCAAGCCGCTTGCCTCTTGGTGAAGTCTCGCCGGTTGTCCAGTATTGAACTGATTGGGCTGTTACACCCAACTGTCTTGCCAGTTCAGCCTGACTCCACCCCTTGAGCCTCAAAAGTTCATTAATCCTTTCCGCAGTTTTCATTACCCCTCCAGATGCAGTGGTTCCAACATCAATACACACACATGTAAAGCTAACCTTGATTTTAAGTGTACATGAGTAAATTCTAACTTGCATGTTAATTTAAACTTGATATCCTTCTCTTTAAATCAATTCTAACTTGATGGTGTCATATGGATGAAAAAATCCGTTATCGACTGAGGAGCGCCGTATCTCAGCGAGCAATTGCGAAAGCCCTGGGAATCTCGCCGCAGGCCGTAAACCAATGGTTCTCTAAATCAGTAATCCCTCCCCGGTATGTTTTGCCAATTTGTGAAATGACCGGCTGGAAAATCGTACCGCATGATGTTCGTCCTGAATTGTATCCATCCCCAGAAGATGGAATTCCTGCGCACTTAAGGCTCGGCCTTGATGCTGTTAACAAAAAAAGAGTGGATATGTAATCACTTTTTGTAGGTGGTTAATGCAACAGTTTGAAACTCTCAATTTACTACCTTCGGTGCATAGCCAGGCCGATGCCGATTGGATCAAGCAGCAGTTACTGAGCCTGACGCCAGCAGCACGACAAAAAGCCATTCAGCGTTATGCAGCTGTGTATCAGGAATCGTTCGAAGCCGAGCCCGTTTCATACCGCAAGGAGAACCGGGCAAGGCATGAAGCAAATATGCGGCTTCGCCTGTTTGTGAGAAATCACGGCAGGGCTTTACAGGGGTATACCGCCGAACCTCCCCTGGCCGGAACGCCACCACGTTCCTGATTGTTGCGGGTTTAAAGGTACCCGAACACAAGCAGGCTTAAAGGTGCCTGTTCAGGTTGGCACCCCACTAACTCAATTCCCCGTACGTACTAGGTAAGTAGTACGTTTTTATGGGGAAGAGGGAAAGGGGGGTAAGGGGGGATTGGGTGTAGGGGTAGGAATAGGGTCTTTTCCAACAGGAGAGATCCATTGGTTAAGTAGATCACTGTCTTAAGGGCGCAATTAAAAAAACGCCTGTATCAGCAAACAAGTACAAGGCGCTCAGGCGCTGAGAAACAAAAAGAGTTCTTTCTGGAAGAGTGATTTTTCAGGGGAGCTGAATCAGAAGGGTGGCTGGCAGCCTTTGGGGAGGCCACCAGCCATGTGAGGGGGAATCCATGAAAACCACATCACAGAATTATTATCTCATCACCGCGGGGTCCGCACAATGCAGCTGACGATCACACCGAATTTTGCACAGGAACGAGCACTTAACCAGCTGCGCCGTAACTGGAAGGATACAGAAACCTTCATGGTGTACTCGCCGACGGGCAGCGGTAAAACAGGACTGGCCGCCTTCATCGTTGCGGGATTCGTCAGTCGTGGCATGCGGGTAATGTTTTGCGCGCCTTACCAGATCCTCATTACCCAAACAGCAAACCGTTTTGTGGAGTATGGTTTGCCAGGTGATGAAATCGGCTATGTATGGGCGGATCACCCAAACTACGATCCTACCCTCAAAATACAAATCGCCAGCGCCGATACGCTTATTCGTCGCGTGTTCCCTGACAATATCGATCTGCTGATTATCGACGAAGCGCACCTGCGCAAAAAACGCATCCTGCAGGATATCGAACGCCTGCGTGAAAAAGGCGTGAAAGTGATCGGCCTGTCGGGTACACCGTTTTCCCCGTTCCTGGGCAAATACTATGACCGACTGATTAAGCCAACCACCATCGGCGAGCTGATCCAGCGCGGCGACCTGAGCAAATACGAATTTTACGCGCCCACAAAGCCGGATCTGAAAGGGGTTAAAACCTCTCCGTCCCTGCAGTACGGTACCGACTACAACGAGGCGCAGCTGGCGGAGATCATGTGCGGTTCAACGCTGGTGGGCGATATCGTCCAAAACTGGCTGGAGAACGGCCGGGACCTGCCGACAATCGCGTTCTGCGTCAACGTAGACCACGCTAATTTTCTGACTATTCAGTTTAACCAGGCTGGCGTAAATGCAGAGGTTATGACTGCAGATACGCCTTCGGAAGAACGCCAAACCATCATTCATCGCTTCGAAACTGGCGCCACAAAAATCATCGTCAGTGTAGGGGTGCTGGTTGCCGGGTTCGACAGCGATGTTCGTTGCATCATCTACGCCAGGCCAACTAAGAGCGAAATTCGCTGGCTGCAGGCGCTCGGGCGTGGCTTGCGCACCGCTCCGGGTAAAGAGTCCTGCCTCATCTTCGATCACAGCGGAACCGTGCACCGCCTGGGTTATCCGGACTCTATCGAATATGACGATCTTCCGGGTAAATCAGACGGGATGGAGGAGGGCGCGCGCCGCGCAGCTGAGGAACGAGCAGAGAAGCTGCCTCACGAATGCTCGCAATGCCACTTCATGAAGCCTGCTGGCGTCTATGTCTGCCCTAAATGTGGCCACAAGCCGCTGGCCGGTGAGGACATTGATACCGACACCGGGCGAAAACTCAAAAAACTTGAGGGCGAGCAGCGCCAGCCGACGAAAGCAGAGAAACAAGCCTGGTGGAGTCAGATCAAATTCTATCAGCGCCAGCGCGTATCGCTGGGGAAAAAGCCTGTCAGCGATGCCTGGTGTGCTCACACCTTCCGCGAACGTTTTGGCGAATGGCCGAACGGACTGAGCGATTACCCGATGGACATCACTCCGACAGTCTCAAACTTCATTAAGCACAAGCGGATCAGCTTCGCTAAGCAACGCGAGAAAGAACAGCGCCTGCAAAAGCAGGCAGAAGAGCAACCGAACCCGGCAAGAGTTCAGCAGGCGCTTAAACACGTCAGCGACATCAGACAGCAGTTAGGAAAACGAGCATGAAAACGGTAGAAGCAGCAAAAGGCCATTGGGCCATGATTTTTGAGCATTACGGCCTGCCGCCGATCACCGGTAAAAATCACTTTAAGGGGAAGTGCCCGCTGTGTGATTCGATTGGAAAGTTCCGCATCGATAACCGCGACGGCGCGGGAACATGGATCTGCACCTGCGGCAGCGGTGACGGGCTTAAGCTGGTTACCGAAACCCAGGGCAAACCATTCAACGAAGTTTGCCGCGAAATCGATGCACTGATCGGCAATACGTTCAGACGTGACAAAGTTCCCGAGGCTAGCGACGCTTCCAAGCTGCGGAGAAAGGTGCTCAACAACTTTGCAAAAATGTCTCCTCTGCGCGGTACATCCGGCGCTGAATACCTGAATTCACGCGGTATTTATCAGCTTCCAGCTGAGGCCGTGCGACTCAACCCAAAGCAACGGCATAACGGACGGGTGTACCAGTCTATTTATTCACTGGCAACAGATGATAAAGGCGAGCTGTGTTACCTCCATCAGACGTTATTGGATGGTGCAAAAAAGGCTGACATCGGGGCTAGCGCCAAGCGGCAGAAATCACTGCAGGAAGATAACTATCTTGATCACGCTCGCTCAGTTGCGATCCGCATGTTCCCGGTCGCCAGCACGTTGGGCATCGCAGAAGGAATCGAAACCGCCTTGTCTGCTCATCAAATTTACAAGGTGAATACCTGGGCCACCATGACAAGCGGATTCATGAAGAAATTCCGTGTTCCTGCAGGCGTGAAGAATTTGATTATTTTTGCAGATCGAGACGTAAACAGCGCCACCGGATTGGCTGCGGCCACGGAATGCGCTCATGCCAACTTAATGGCAAAAAATGACCTGCAAAAAATCAGCATCTACTACCCGGATAACGGTGATTTTAACGACATGCTCATGAACGGCGATCAGGTTCGTGAAATGGTTTTCTATAAAAAACAGCAGGTGGCCGCATGAAACAGTGTGAAATAGATCGCCTCATTGAGTCAAAAACATCGCGCACAAAACAAAAAGGTCTGATTTTTGGCGTGGGTCATTTTGATGTTTCGTTTCCACGATCTATCAGAATCAACGGTAGGCAACATAATCACAGCGCCTACAGCGTGTGGAACAGCATGCTACGCCGCTGCTATGCGCAGCATACAGTGAAGATGGCGCGAAACTATGCTGGCTGCTCGGTTTGCGACGAATGGTTATATTTCAGCAATTTTCTGACGTTTCACAAAGCTTGGCATCGTGAAAATTACGCCCTCGATAAAGACTTGCTCATGCCTGGAAATAAAGTCTATTCACCAGAGCGATGTGTGTTCGTTCCACAAGCGCTGAACAATTTCATCTTAGATCGTGCATATGCTCGCGGTGATTATCCGTTGGGTGTTTGCTGGGATAAGCAGCGAGGTAAGTTTAAGGCGAATATTCGCGTAAATGGCAAGCTACAGCACATCGGGTTATTTGATACAGCTCATGGAGCTCATACCGCGTGGCACAACAAAAAAATGGAACTTGCTATGCAATTGAAACCGGTCTGCGATGGGCTACATCCGGCTTTATACAGCAGCTTAATCGTGAAGGTTGAATCTATGAGGAAGTCATCATGAAGTTGGAAGCATCACTCAAACATTTTAGTCCTCAGGGAATGCACATCAGCGATGACGTGAAGGGAACTTCTCCGGACCGCCTTACAGGAACAGATGTAATGGCGGCGATTGGTACCACCAGCAGCCGTGCGCGCTTCGGTCTGGCGGCGTTCTTCGGTAAAGCGGGAATCAGCAAAACGGATGAACAGCTCGCAGTTCAGGCTCTGGCGCGATATGCGATGGATGTCGCCCCGAAGAATGTTCGCAAAGCAGCTGGTGGGCAGTTCGGATGGTGTATGCAGATGCTGGCGCAGTTTGCCTTTGCTGATTACTCCCGTTCGGCGGCTACCAGCGTGACATGTCACAGTTGCAGCGGTACCGGTTTTATCTCCGGGAATGAGGATGTGGTTAAACATCCTGGTATCTTCGACGATGACGGTGCCGAAGTGGTGGCCCCGAAGATTAAAAATGAGCTGGTGAAAAGGGTTTGCGAAACCTGCGGAGGGAAAAAGGTAATCCTTGCACGGTGCAGATGCGGCGGTAAAGGTGAAGTGCTGGATCGCAAAGCGACCAAAGAACGTGGCGCACCGGTTTTCAAAACATGTGAACGTTGCTCTGGTAATGGCTTCTCAGCTATCTCCTCGGCGACGGTACACCGTGCCATTCTGAAGCGTCTGCCGGACCTCCATCAATCCTCATGGTCACGCAACTGGAAACCCTTCTATGAAATGCTGGCGGACACTCTGCGCCAGGGGGAGCGTCACGCAGCAGTGGAATTTGAGAAGGCGACAACTTATTAATATGATCGGAGCAAATAGCGACACTTTTTTGCACGTTAGTGTTGACTTTGCATAAAACTGTCCTGTATGCTTTCCATCGTGGGATATTACGCCTACACGACATCAAACCCGCCCTTGAGCGGGTTTTTTGTTTGAATTTTTCGTGTAGCTTTAACTTCTTCATGTTTGTGTGAATTCAGGTTTCGAGGTTCCTCATAAAAGTTGTGAGATATCTCAAAAGGAGCTCATTTATGAGGTTTTAGTGCCTTTTATACTTGTCAAATCTGCATCTCACTCGCTATAGTCTGTTTAAATCTTTACCAAAAAGTTTCCTTTTGAAGCCTCACTTTGAGGCTTTTCGTGTATTAGACGACTGGTAGTTACTACATCTTGTATCTCTATGCGCTGATAGGGGCTAGATGTAGATATAACGAGGGGCACATCATGGGCGCGACTGAATTTTACAAAACAATGGGCATAACACCCGAAGAGTTACACAAGGGCGAATCTGTGGAGCATTATGCTATGCGTGTATTTGCTCAACAAAACGATCAATCTGTGAGGACTGGAGTCCTGTATTCATATAGTACTGTGAGCACTTTGGAGCAGACTAACCCGCAATCTCACCAACTGTATACATACTGATAGCTTGATAACATGCCAAATTGGATAGACGTATTGGGTGAGATGGGTACTATCGCTCAGCGTACACCAGCGGATGAGGTTCGCCATAAGTACTTACGTGAGTTATCACAGCATACAGGCCGAAATGTAATATCTTATTACTCAGGCTTCCTTCAGAAAGGTGGGCCTGGGTATCAACATCTGATTCAAATGTCGGATGATGATAAGAATGGCCTTATGTCAGCTATCAATGGACTGGATACAAAGCTAGGGCTGGATATCTTGCTCCACACACCTGGTGGAGATATTGCAGCCCTTGAATCGATTGGTCATTATCTTCGTTCGAAATTTGGAACGAATATTAGGGCTATTGTACCTATGATTTCGATGAGCTGCGGAACGATGTTGGCCTGTTGTGCAGAGCAGATCGTATTGGGTAAGCAATCGAATTTAGGACCTATTGATCCTCAGTTTAATGGTCTGTCATCACATGCAATTATTGAAGAATATGAAAGGGCTAAAGCAGAGATCCTTGCAAACCCGGCAGCGCTTCAATGGTGGCAGTTTACCTTGCAAAAGGTTCACCCCACGCTAATTGGCGAGTGTGAAAAGGCCATCCTTTGGGCAAACGAAATCGTTCAGAAATGGCTCTGCACCGGGATGTTTGCTGGTCAGGATGATGCTGAAGAAAAAGCTAAACGCATTTGTGATGAGTTGAATAACCATCACACCACCTATGCGCATGCGAGACATATTCATCTTGATAAAGCCAAAAGTATTGGTTTGAATATCGTTGAGCTTGAGAGTGATCAGACATTGCAGGACTTGGTTCTCACTATTCATCACTGCTATATGCATTCTTTTGGTACTAGCCCAGCAGCAAAAATCATCGAAAACCATAATGGTAGTACGATGATGTGGAACATCTGTTAACTACGATTCCAAGATTCTTCAAGGCCACCTTCGGGTGGCCTTTTTTGTATCCCCTCGTTCTGAGAGGACTCACGGCAATAAGAGGGGGGGATGTCCACCTCGATTGCCATTACTGAATACAAAAAAGCGGGGGACGACATCGCATCCCCCGCCAAAACGTTTTCACATTTTTCTGTCTGTGGTTGTAAAAGCCGGCGGCTGGGATTTAGTTCCTTACGGTGGTAATAACAATCCTGTAAGTTAAAAAATTAATTAATAAAGTTTAAAAAATATCAACCCCTACCGTTTGGTAGATTGACGATATTTATGAATCATAGGTAAATTGCAGTCGTGGTGAATCCCCGTATGCGGCGTGGCGTACAGTCAAAATTTCTCTGGTGAGAATCGTAAACGAGATCGCGGACTTCGTGTCTGGAGAGTCCACCGGGAGGCCCCCGGCGCCACTTAACTATAATAATTCCTGTTGTGAATAAACTTCGGCCTGTTTACCCGGACAGGCGTCTTTTTGGTTAGCCTCCTGTTAAATTGCCATTGACTCAGATTATGACTCAAACATAGATTATGAATGTGGTGAATCCTTTCTAAGCGAAAGGGCGTTCCAGTCAACTGCTATCTGCAGGTATGCGCGCGGCTTTGCTGACTGGGGTAGAGTCACCGGGAGGCACCCGGCACCATGACAAAAACAATACAGTTTCAAATTCCTTGAGAGCCTGCCGTAAAAAGCAGGCCTTTTTTTATGAATTTGCAAACTGCTGCTACGCTTGAAATGTGTGTTGAAGGTAATTGCCTGATGGTTCTCCTGAACCGTTGTGAACCAGCCCGATACTGTCTCACTCTGGTCAGTTAGCAATACTCACGACTACCTACCTTACTTACAATAGTCACTCATTAGCCCGCCTTCAAAAGCGGGCTTTTTTTATCTCCCCTCAAATTTTCTGAGAGGATTCACAGCAATAAGAGGGGGCTAAATGTCCGATCCTGTTTCTGGCACTACGGTAGCAGCTGGTGGTCTGATGGGGGCCAGCATGTTCGGCCTGGCAACTGGCATAGACTACGGCGTGGTGTTTGGCGCATTTGCTGGCGCGGTGTTCTACGTCGCTACGGCGGTTAATATCAGTCGCCTTAAGCTGGTGGGCTACTTCATCACCTCATTCATCTTCGGCGTTATCGGCGCGCCACTGCTTGGCTCTTACTTCTCCAAATGGACGGGGTATAGCGACAGGCCACTTGATGCGCTGGGCGCGGTAATCGTAGCCGCTATTGCTATTAAGCTGCTGACGTTCGTCAACAGTCAGGATTTGGGTAGCCTGTTTGGAATTCTCTCGCGTTTACGTGGTGGAGGGGCCAGCAATGGTAACAAGTGATCCGAGTGCGATGGTGAATTCCCTCATCTGTGCGGTGATCGTCATTGCTCTGATGTTCTACCAGCGCGGCGGGGCGAGACATCGCCCTATGATATCGCTGATGGCTTATTTCACGGTGCTGGTATACGCCAGCGTCCCTTTCCGTTACCTGTTCGGCCTGTACCATGAATCGCACTGGTTCGTGGTGCTGGTGAACGTCCTGATATGCGCCGCCGTTCTCTGGGCTCGGGGAAACGTAGCGCGCCTGGTTGATGCACTGAGGCACTAATGAACCAATCACAATTTCAAAAGGCGGCTGGGCTAAGCGCCGAGTTAGCTGCGCGCTGGTTTCAGCCAGTAAGTGATGCAATGAAAGAGTTCGGCATCACCAAGCCGGTAGATCAGGCGATGTTTATTGCTCAGGCAGGGCATGAATCAGCAGGCTTCACTCTGCTGGTGGAGAGCTTCAACTACCGCATTGCAGCACTTGTTAACTTCATCCGTGCAGGACGTCTCACAGCAGAACAGGCAAACACACTTGGCCGCCGTCCTGAAGAGCGAACATTACCGATTGAGCGCCAGCGCGCCATTGCTAACCTGGTATACAGCAAACGCATGGGGAACAACGCTCCAGGCGACGGCTGGTTATACCGTGGGCGTGGACTTATCCAGATTACCGGCCTCAACAACTACCGTGATTGCGGGAACGGCCTGAAGGTTGATTTGGTTAAGCAGCCTGAACTGTTGGCCGAAGATGTTTATGCAGCCAGAAGCGCGGCGTGGTTCTTTGCTAATAAGGGATGCCTGAAGTATTCCGGCGACCTGATGCAGGTGACGAAGATTATCAACGGCGGAACGAACGGACTTGAAGATCGTCGCGCTCGCTTCGGTCAGGCAAAAACGGTACTGGTGTGAGGTTGATATGGGATTAGAAACAATCATTGGTCTTGCTGCGCTGGTCATGGCTGCTATCGCGGGTGCCTTTGGCATTGGCCATTCGCGCGGAACCAGCAAAGCGGAAGCGAAAGCCGATCAGCAGCGTACCGAAGAAAAAGCCGCAGCCACTGAAGCAGCAGCCGAACGACGGGTAGAAGCAACGAAAGAGGCCAGCAATGTACAGCAGACTGTTAACCGCATGCCTGATGACGATGTTGATCGCGAGCTGCGTGACACGTGGAAGCGTCCCGGTGGTGGTTGATACCGCCTGTGACTGGGTAAAGCCAATCTACCTGACCGATCATGATATTGACGTCATGGACCGCCAGACGAAGAAAGACATCTTGGCCCATAACAAAGCGTGGCAGGCGAACTGCCAGAAAGAAACCAGAGCTTCGCAATAGAGTGATTTATATCTAGAAATGTCAATGAGCTGAGATGTAAGATAGATGAAACATCGAGGGGAATATGACTAATCTTAAATGCCCATATTGTGGGAGCACTGATACAATAGTTCGTAAAGCGGGTGAATTAAATAAGCAGCTCAACACTGACCACTTTACCCAACATACGTCCGGAGTGATTTCAGCCGATCAAGTTCTAAAGTTAATCATGGCGATCCTAACGACCGGAATTGCTTTATTCGGATTTCTCAAGGCTAGAGAGAAAAGAAAGGAAGAAGAGGCTAAAAATAACGCCAGTATCCTTTTATGTAAATCATGCAATAAATGGGAAAAAATCTGATTTTTGCTGACTCGTTTTAATAAATCATAGGTACATGCCGCCTGATGGCGGTTTTTGTTGCCACAAACAATGGATATCCCCTCTAAGGGATAAAACACTAAATATCCCTTTAAGGGTATAAATAAGCCTCGAAATCTGCGGGGCTTTTTTATGCGCATCGCACGCGCACATCTAAGAAAGTCTTTCAGCTGTGAGCCTGGGCAAACCGTTAACTTTCGGCGGCTTTGCCGTGCGACAGGCTCACGCCTAAAAGGAAAATCAAATGCAGGTCACTATTGATAGTGTCCCGTATGTGCCTGCCTGCGCTTCAGCGTCACGGATTGGCATTGCCATAACTACCCATAACCGGCCAGACGTTTTAAAGCGCGCCATTGAGCAGCATACCAAACATCTTCCTGTCGGTGCGCTGGTGGTGGTTATCGACGATGGCTCTAAACCTCCCGCCGTAGTACCAGACGGCGTGCAGCTGCTTCGACATGAAACATCAATCGGCATTGTTGCTTCGAAGAACGCCAGCCTAGCAGCCCTGATGGATGCGGGGTGCGAGTATCTTTTTTTGTGGGATGATGATGCCTGGCCCATAGCCGATAATTGGCACCTCCCTTACATTGAATCACCTGAGCCGCACCTGGCTTACCAGTTTCTGGATCTGGCCGGGCGCAATAAGCTGCACGACATGGCGGAGCTGTACCGTGATGATAAGCATGTGGCGTATACAGGCCAACGGGGCGTTATGTTGTATTACCACCGCAGCGCCATCGAGAAGGTTGGCGGATTCGATCCGGTTTATGGTCGCGGCATGTACGAGCACAGCGACCTCGCCTTGCGCATCCATAACGCAGGACTTACTACGTGGGCTTACGCTGATGTCGTCGGTTCAGAAAAGCTGATTCATTCTCTCGATGAGCATGAGGCAGTGGAGCGTTCGGTACCGAAACCAGACAGGCAGGCGCTGGTGGAACGTAACGTTAAAATCCACAACGAACGGCGTGATGCCGGGTTTACCGGTTACGTTGAATACCGCCAGCGGCGCGACGTGGTTATCACTACGCTACTGACTAGTCAGCCCGACCCGCAGCGTGGTACGAAAATGACCGCCTCTCCTGACATGCTGACCAGGTGGGCGGCATCGCTTCGGAATTGTGGACGTATTGCGCTGGTGGATGAATTACTCACGGCCCCGGCAGATGTTGAGCTTTATCTCGTACCTGACGTGAAGATGAATGTCTACTTCCGGCGCTGGCTGCATATCTGGCAGCACCTGCGCGATCACCCTGAATACCGGTTCGTCTGGTGTACTGATGGTACCGATGTCGAAATGCTTCGCGCGCCGTGGGAAGAAATGGAACCCGGGAATGTGTATGTCGGTTCTGAACCGAAGACCTACGCCGACTCCTGGGCGAAACAGAATCATCCTGAGCGTGTCTATCAGGAATTCATTGAAGCGCACCGCGGCGATGTGATGCTTAACGCTGGTCTGCTGGGTGGCACACGCGCTGATGTAATGGCGTTCGCTCACGGTATCATCCGTCTTTACTACCGGATCGAGAGTTATCGTTTCTGGAAGAAAGAACAGGCTGGCGCCGCGGTGGGGGATATGCTGGCGTTCGGTATTGTCGCGCAGTCATTCTCTGACAGACTGGTCACCGGCCCTCTGGTACATACCGTTTTCAAAACTGATGGTATCGGTAAGGAGGCCGCATGGTGGAAACACAAGTGAAGTATGTGGTGGTTGGTCACCATTTCCGCTATGCCTCAGCTGCATTGCTTGCTGGCGAACTTGGCGCGCATCTTCTTATCGATGAAGGGAATCACGGTGCTAACTGGAATCATCGTCGCGCTATCGAGTGGGCAGCCGAGCAGCCTTGCCGTGTAGTGGTGCTGGAAGACGACGCGCTTCCTGTGCAGGGCTTCACCGATAAGGTAACTGAATGGCTGGTGCGCTTCCCTGACGACATGCTGAGCTTTTATCTCGGTACCGGCCGACCGCCGCAGTATCAGAAAGAGATTGCCGGAATGCTGGTGGATGCGGATCGCGTCTGTGGTGACCACATCGTATTAAGCAAACTGATTCACGGCGTATGTTACAGCCCTCCTCAGGGCAGGCTGGGGCGCATGCTCAGCACCTGGAACAAAACGCTGGCAGCTGATTACGCCGTCGGTGAGGCATTCGGTGGCCGGGTTATTTACCCGTGTTACTCGCTGGTGGATCACGCTGACATCCCGACGGTTGAGCGTCACCCTGACAACGAGCCGAGGACAGAACGCCGCCGCGCATGGAGACTGGCATGAACAAAGAGCCCCGCGTATACGGCAGCCGATGGGATAAGGCACGTCTGCGTTTCCTGCAGCAGCATCCACTATGTGTGATGTGCGAGCAGCAGGGACGCATAACCCCGGCGACAGTGGTTGACCATATCGAGCCCCACAAACTCAAAGATGCGCTTAAGTCAGGTAACCCGCTGGCCATATCGAAAGCACAGCTCCTGTTCTGGAGTAAAGAGAACTGGCAGCCACTGTGCAAAGCGCATCATGACTCAACGAAACAGAGAATGGAGAAGAGCGGCGCGGTAATAGGCTGTGATGCCAACGGCTACCCGCTCGATCCTGCGTCTCACTGGAGTAAGTAATGACACAAGACCAGCAAACCATTCTGATGTTTAAGGGCCTGATTGCCTCACTGCCTGAAGAAACCCAGGCGAAAGTTAAACATGCTGAGAATGCTATTCGCCAGGTGATGACCGATTACCCTGATGGTGAGGCGGTGATTGCACTGGGTCTGGTTGGTGCCGAGCTGCAATGCGATGGCCACGAACATGTGAACAAGTGAAATCATTTCATTTGCAACCATATCAAATGAGAATGAATCGCATCAGGGGTAGGGGGGGATCAAATCTTCAAATCCTTTGCCTCAAATGACCGCCGCCAAAGTTTTATTTTAACGCTAACCCGATTTTTTTAGTTTTAAGGTGTTGACATATGGCAGATAAACGAACCCGTTCCGACAGTTCGGCGGCAGCGGTTCAGGCCATGAAAAATGCAGCTGTGGACACCATCGATCCGCCGTCCCATGCAGGTTTGGAGAAAAAAGCCGAACCATTCTGGCATGACAATATCAGATCGAAAGCTCTGGACAGCTGGACGCCTGCCGACCTGCTGGCCGCCGTAGAACTGGCAAATAATCAGCTCTATATCACCGTTTTACGCAAGGATTTACGCAAAGAAGAGCGTATACGCGGGGAGGGGCGAGACGAAGGCCTTATTAAAGACCTCCGCAAGCAAATTGTTGAGCTACAACGAACTATCCTGGCTCAGCGCCGTGACCTGCAGATCCATTCCCACGCAACCAACGGCGAAAGCCGCGACCAGAAGAAACGCAATCAGAATGATCGTGATGCACGAAATACCAAAACCGAGCATCAGGACCAGGACGACAACCTGATCGCCTTTCCCAAGCACGGATAAAAGACTATGACGCGAGGTGAGCGTGTAATAGCGTTCATTGAGCGCTTTTGCATCGTGCCGGAAGGCAAGCTTATCGGCCAGCCTATGCGGTTGGACCCCTTTCAGAAAGAATTCATCCTGGCGGTTTACGACAATCCAGCCGGAACGGATATGGCGATCCTCAGCATCGCCCGAAAAAACGGTAAAACAGGCTTAATCGCTGGAATCCTGCTGGCTCACCTGGTGGGGCCTGAAGCGGTCCAGAACACGCAGATTGTCAGCGGTGCACTTAGCCGGGAACAGGCGGCCATCGTTTTTAACCTCGCGGTGAAGATGGTCAACCTGAACCCTAAGCTGCAGGAGATTGTGCACATTACGCCAAGCGGCAAAAAGCTGATCGGCCTGCCGTGTAACGTCGAATACAAGGCTTTATCCGCAGAAGGAAAGACGACGCACGGCCTTTCCCCCATTCTGGCCATTCTCGATGAAACCGGGCAGGTTAGGGGGCCGCAGGATGATTTTATCGATGCAATAACTACCGCGCAGGGGGCGCATGAAAACCCGCTGCTGATTGTTATCAGTACCCAGGCAGCAAACGATGCTGACCTGCTGAGCATCTGGATTGATGATGCGGTCAAATCGAAAGATCCGCACATCGTGTGCCACGTTTATGAAGCGCCAAAAGACGCTGATATCAGTAAACGCGAGTCCTGGCTGGCTGCGAACCCGGCACTGGGAACATTCAGGTCAGAAAAAGACATGGCGCGCCAGGCTGAGAAAGCAGGCCGAATGCCAAGCTTCGAAAACACCTTCCGAAACCTCAACCTCAATCAGCGCGTGTCTACCGTATCGCCGTTTATCTCCCGCAGCGTGTGGGAGCTTTGCGGAGAGATGCCGATTAACACGCCGAGGAAGTGGTACGCGGGGCTGGATCTGTCAGCCAGGAACGACTTAACGGCGCTGGTTATCGCTGGTGAAGCAGATGATGGTGTCTGGGATGTTTTCCCCTTCTTCTGGACACCGCAAAAAACCCTTGAAGAGCGAACCAAAACGGACCGCGCACCCTATGACGTTTGGGTGAGAGAGGGGCTGCTGCGCACCACGCCAGGCGCTTCGGTGGATTACTCATTCGTCGTTGCGGATATCGCTGAAATTATCGGTGATTTCGACCTTACGTCGATGGCTTTTGACCGCTGGCGCATTGACCAGTTCAGGAAGGATGCCGATGCCATTGGGCTGAGCCTCCCGCTGGTCGAGTTCGGCCAGGGCTTTAAGGATATGGGGCCAGCTGTAGACACGCTGGAGTCTCTGATGCTTAACGGGCGTGTGAGGCATGGCATGCACCCCGTATTAACGATGTGTGCTGTGAATGCGGTGGTGGTGAAAGATGCTGCTGGCAACCGCAAGCTCGATAAATCCAAAGCAACGGGCCGTATTGATGGCATGGTCGCAATGACAATGTCCGTTGGTGCTGCTAATGGGGAAGTTACCGAACAGGGTGGTGACTTCGACGACTTCATTTTCCGACCGCTGAGCATGTGATGGAAGAACCTAAATACACGATTGACCTGCGAACCAATAACGGCTGGTGGGCAAGGCTGCAGTCCTGGTTTGTCGGCGGGCGTTTAGTCACCCCAAATCAGGGCTCACAGACGGGGCCTGTTTCGGCCCACGGACACCTGGGCGATTCATCCATTAACGATGAACGGATACTGCAAATTTCGACGGTTTGGCGCTGCGTGAGCCTGATTTCAACGCTCACGGCATGCTTACCGCTTGATGTCTTCGAAACTGACCAGAATGACAACCGCAAAAAAGTGGGTTTGAGCAATCCGCTGGCGCGACTGCTGCGCTACTCACCGAATCAGTACATGACCGCCCAGGAATTCAGGGAGGCCATGACGATGCAGCTCTGTTTCTACGGTAACGCGTATGCACTGGTGGACCGCAACAGCGCGGGTGACGTGATCAGCCTTCTCCCGCTTCAGTCTGCCAATATGGATGTGAAACTCGTCGGGAAAAAAGTGGTTTATCGCTATCAACGCGACAGCGAATACGCCGACTTTTCGCAGAGAGAGATTTTTCACCTTAAAGGCTTCGGATTCACCGGGCTGGTCGGCCTGTCACCCATTGCTTTTGCCTGTAAATCGGCAGGTGTGGCAGTTGCGATGGAGGACCAGCAGCGAGATTTCTTTGCCAATGGCGCCAAGTCTCCGCAAATCCTCTCAACCGGCGAAAAAGTGCTAACTGAACAGCAGCGCTCGCAGGTCGAAGAGAACTTCAAAGAGATCGCCGGCGGTCCGGTTAAAAAACGCCTCTGGATTCTGGAAGCGGGCTTTTCCACATCGGCAATTGGCGTAACGCCACAGGATGCCGAAATGATGGCGTCCCGAAAATTTCAGGTAAGTGAACTGGCGCGATTCTTTGGCGTACCGCCTCACCTTGTTGGCGACGTCGAGAAATCAACGAGCTGGGGATCGGGCATCGAGCAGCAGAATCTCGGCTTCCTGCAGTACACCCTGCAGCCCTATATCTCCCGGTGGGAAAACAGCATTCAGCGGTGGCTTATTCCTGCTAAGGATGTTGGCCGCATTCATGCTGAGCACAATCTTGATGGTCTGCTGAGGGGCGATTCTGCCTCCCGTGCCGCGTTCATGAAGGCAATGGGAGAGTCTGGCCTCCGTACCATCAACGAAATGCGCCGAACGGACAACATGCCACCATTACCTGGTGGTGATGTGGCGATGCGACAGGCTCAGTATGTGCCGATTACCGACTTAGGAACCAACAAAGAGCCCCGAAATAACGGGGCTTAATTTTTATGGGGGCCGTGATGCCTGAAATCGTAAAAACGCTGTCCTTCGACGAGACAGAAATCAAGTTCACTGGTGACGGTAAGCAGGGGATTTTTGAAGGCTATGCCTCTGTTTTTAATAACACCGATTCCGATGGCGACATCATTCTGCCCGGGGCGTTTAAAAACGCACTGGCTAACCAGACCCGCAAAGTGGCGATGTTTTTCAACCACAAGACGTGGGAGCTGCCGGTTGGTAAATGGGACAGCCTGGCCGAAGACGAAAAAGGCCTGTATGTGCGCGGTCAACTTACCCCAGGGCACAGCGGCGCCGCCGACCTGAAAGCGGCAATGCAGCACGGTACGGTTGAGGGTATGTCGGTTGGCTTTTCCGTTGCGAAAGACGATTACACCATCATTCCAACAGGCCGCATCTTTAAGAATATCCAGGCTCTGCGCGAAATCAGCGTCTGCACTTTCCCCGCCAACGAACAGGCTGGCATCGCAGCCATGAAAAGTGTCGATGGCATTGAAACGATTCGTGATGTGGAGAACTGGCTGAGGGATTCAGTCGGGCTCACCAAATCACAGGCAGTTGGGTTAATAGCCCGGTTTAAGTCAGCGATTCGGAGCGAGTCCGAGGGCGACGGAAACGAAGCACAAATCAACGCTCTGCTTCAGAGCATTAAATCTTTCCCTTCCAATTTAGGTAATTAATTATGTCTGAACTCGCTCTCATTCAAAAAGCAATCGAAGAATCCCAGCAGAAAATGACCCAGCTGTTCGATGCGCAGAAAGCTGAAATCGAAAGCACGGGCCAGGTTTCCAAACAGCTGCAGTCCGACCTGGCAAAAGTACAGGAAGAACTGTCCAAATCCGGTACGCGCCTCTTCGATCTGGAACAGAAACTGGCTTCCGGTGCTGAAAATCCGGGTGAGAAGAAATCCTTCTCTGAACGTGCTGCTGAAGATCTCATCAAGTCATGGGACGGTAAACAGGGCACCTTCGACGCGAAGACGTTTAACAAGTCTCTCGGCAGTGACGCTGATTCTGCTGGCTCACTGATCCAGCCGATGCAGATCCCTGGCATCATCATGCCGGGCCTGCGCCGTCTGACTATTCGTGACCTGCTGGCTCAGGGCCGAATTTCCAGCAACGCTCTCGAATACGTGCGTGAAGAGGTGTTTACCAATAACGCCGACGTAGTGGCAGAGAAGGCGCTTAAGCCAGAGTCGGATATCACCTTCAGCAAACAGACCGCGAACGTAAAGACCATCGCGCACTGGGTGCAGGCATCACGTCAGGTGATGGACGATGCGCCAATGCTGCAGTCCTACGTTAACAACCGCCTCATGTACGGTCTGGCACTGAAGGAAGAAGGCCAGCTGCTGAACGGTGACGGCACCGGGGATAACCTGGAAGGTCTGAACAAAGTGGCAACCGCCTACGACACCTCGCTGAATGCCACCGGCGACACCCGCGCTGACATTATCGCTCACGCTATTTACCAGGTGACAGAGTCTGAGTTTAGCGCTTCCGGTATCGTCCTGAACCCGCGCGACTGGCACAACATCGCGCTGCTGAAAGACAACGAAGGCCGCTATATCTTCGGTGGTCCTCAGGCGTTTACCAGCAACATCATGTGGGGTCTGCCAGTAGTTCCGACTAAGGCACAGGCCGCCGGTACCTTTACGGTGGGCGGTTTTGATATGGCCTCACAGGTGTGGGATCGCATGGATGCCACCGTGGAAGTCAGCCGTGAAGACCGCGATAACTTCGTGAAAAACATGCTGACCATCCTGTGTGAAGAACGCCTTGCGCTGGCGCACTATCGCCCGACGGCAATCATCAAGGGCACTTTCTCTTCTGGCTCATGATGGAGGAGGGCGGGGTAACCCGCCCTTTTAACGTATGGCGATAGATGTTTTGGATGTAATTAGCCTCCCCCTTTTCAAACAGCAGATTGAGTTTGAGGAGGATGACAGGGACGAGCTGATCACGCTGTACGCACAGGCAGCATTTGACTACTGCTACCGGTGGTGTGATGAACCGGCATGGAAAGCGGCAACTGACATTCCTGCAGCAGTGAAGGGCGCCGTACTGCTGGTGTTTGCGGACATGTTCGAGCACAGGACCGCGCAGAGTGAAGTACAGCTTTATGAGAACGCCGCCGCAGAACGGATGATGTTCATCCATCGCAACTGGCGCGGTAAATCTGAACCTGAGGAGGGCTCCTGATGGAACCTGGACGATTCAGGCACCGGGTAAAAATTCTCACCTTCACGACTTCGCGCGATCCATCTGGTCAGCCGGTTGAATCGTGGACTGGTGGCAACCCGGTCCCGGCTGAGGTAAAGGGGATCAGCGGCAGAGAGCAGCTTTCAGGCGGCGCGGAAACGGCGCAGGCAACCATTCGCGTCTGGATGCGCTTCAGGGCTGAGCTGAACGCCTCTTCTCGTCTGGAAGTGCTCAGCGGCCCGTATAAAGGTCAGGTGCTAAATATCATCGGTCCTCCTGTAGCAAATGCGACCGGCACTCGCCTGGAAATTCTTTGCAAAACGGGAGCCGAAAAATGATTGAGACGAGCCTCGATTTTTCCGGGCTGAATGACATCGCAAAGGATCTGGAGGCGCTTAGCCGCGCTGAAAACAACAAGGTTCTGCGTGATGCCACGCGCGCTGGCGCCGAAGTGCTTAAGGAAGAAGTGATCGCCCGCGCGCCGGTGCGCACCGGGAAACTGAAAAAAAACGTGGTGGTGGTGACCCAAAAAAGCCGCCGCCGCGGGGAAATTTCTTCCGGCGTCCATATTCGTGGTGTTAACCCGCTCACCGGGAACAGCGATAACACGATGAAGGCGAGTAACCCGAGAAACGCCTTTTACTGGCGATTCGTTGAAATGGGAACCGTTAACATGCCACCGCACCCTTTCATTCGTCCCGCGTTCGATGTTCGCCAGGAGCAGGCGACAGAGGTTGCGATCAGGCGCATGAACCAGGCCATTGACGAGGCATTAAGCAAATGACGGAAGACGATCTCTATCCTCTGCTGGCGCCGCTGGCCGGAGGGCAGGTTTATCCCTACGTTGCGCCGCTCGGCAGTGACGGGAAGCCTTCAGTCTCTCCGCCATGGGTAATTTTCTCGATTATTACCGACGTGGCCGCAGACGTTCTTTGCGGTCAGGCTGAATCTGCCGTTTCTGTGCAGGTTGATGTCTATTCCAGCACCATCACTGAAGCGCGCACGATCAGGAATATGGCGCTTGATGCTCTGCAGGTGCTGAAGCCGGAAAGCATTGTGAAAACGCCGGGCTATGAGCCTGATCTGCGCTATCACCGGGCAACGCTCGAATTTCAGGTAACCGTTTAACCTTACCCACCATAACAGACCGCTCCGGCGGTCTTTTTTTTAACTGGAGAAACCATGACCAGTAAGTATGAAGTCACAAAGGGGATGACCTTTGCCGTCTCCGACGCACCCGTAACCGCCGATGATTTTAACGCCTCAGGCTTCCCGGGGGCTGGCATTACCTGGCTGGAAGCTGCCTGTGCAACAAAGGAGATCACCTTCACCGGCGGGCAGAAAGGGGATATCGACGTAACCACGCTGTGCTCAACTGAACAAGAGCAAACCAACGGCCTCGCCGCGCCTGCTGAAATGAGCATTACCCGTAACTGGGTTGGCGATGAAGCAGCACAGGAGGCACTGCAGACCGCTTACGAAAATGACGAACTGCGCGCGCTGCGTGTGGTGTTCCCGTCTGGCAACGGTTTCTACGTGCTGGTGGAGGTACGCCAGAGCTCATGGTCTGCTGCAACCTCTTCCGTTGTTGGCGCTACCTATTCTCTGCGTGTACGCGGCAAACCTAAACGCATCTACGCGTCTGGTTCCTGAGCGGCTTCGGCCGCTTTTTTTATCCCTCCGATCATGTAACAAGAGAAAAATGAAATGCCGCAAAAAACATCACAGAATTCATTACGCAACGTGGCGCTTACAGCATCGAAAGCCTATCGCACCAAAGAAGGTATCACGGTCCCTGAATGGGATGGCGCAAAGGTAACGCTGCGTGAACCCTCTGGCGATGCCTGGGTGAAATTCCGGGAGATCGTTAATCCCCAGCTCGCCGAGGGCGAAGAGGCACCGACTCTGACGGAGGCGGAAAAGTTTCTGCGTAACAAAGAGGCTGATGTGGTTCTGTTTATTGACGTTCTGCTGGATGAAAACGGCGAGCGAGTATTCAGCGATGAGGATCAGGAGCAGGTATCTAAAATTTATGGTCCTGTGCACTCCCGCCTACTGGCTCAGGCCCTCAATCTCGGCATGAGCCAGGAAGAAGCGGGAAAGCCGTAAAGCAGCCGCTGACCTTCTTCCTGATGTCGCTGGCGCTCCGGTTGGGGCGTACTCTCCACGAACTGCGCCAGACCATGACCGCCAGCGAGCTCAAAATGTGGATCGAGTTCGACCGCATCAGTCCGATTGGTGACTGGCGCGCCGATGCTCAGGCGGCGCAGATCTCCGTTGCAATGCTGAACTCTCAGGGCGGGAAATTCACCATTCCTGACGTGATGCTGAAATGGGGTGAGCAGGAAGAGGTCGCAGAAGTCTCAGAACTCGAAAATTGGATATCCGGTCTTTGACGCCCGCGGCTGCGGGCTTTTTTATGGGTGAAATATGGCAACGCTGCGCGAGCTAATCATCAAAATTTCGGCGAACTCATCTTCTTTCCAGTCAGAGATCGCCAGAGCGTCCCGCATGGGAACGGATTACTACCGCACTATGGAACAGGGCGGAAAAAAAGCTGCAGCGGCCACGCGTGAAACTCAGCGGTCTTTGGCTGACCTGAACTCTCAGCTAGCAACAGTACGATCCTCTGCTGCCGGGCTTGCCGGTGCGTGGGCTGGTGCATTTGCCACGCATCAGCTGATTCAGTTTGCCGACACGTGGAACCAGTTGAATGGGCGTCTTCGCCTTGCGTCCTCTTCCAGTGAGGATTACGTGCAATCCCAGCGTGTGCTGATGGAGATTAGCCAGCGCACCGGAACATCCCTCGAGGCAAACAGCAACCTGTACAGCAGAATTGCGCAGTCCCTGCGTGATGCCGGTTACGCTTCTGCTGACGTCGCAAAAGTTACGGAAACCGTAGCAACCTCACTGAAGCTGTCTGGTGCCAGTACCGAAGAGGCGAGCTCTGTTATCACCCAGCTTAGCCAGGCGCTTGGCTCAGGCGTTTTGCGAGGCGAAGAATTTAACTCCATCATGGAGAACGGCGGCCGCTTGGCGAAACTGCTGGCTGATGGGCTGGGTACCACTGTTGGTGGCCTGCGAAATATGGCTAACAACGGCGAACTGACGACAAACAAGATCGTCCCGCTGCTGACCAATGTCGAGATCCTGCGTAAAGAATTCGACACCCTTCCTGCATCCATCAGCGGATCTGCACAGAAAGTGCAAAACGCCTTCCTTGCATGGGTTGGCGGGGCGAACGATGCGGTCGGCGCATCATCAACGCTTTCCGGCGTGCTGGATGGTCTGGCGAATAACATCGATGATGTGGCAAATACAGCCGGTATTCTGGTTGGTGTTGGCCTCGCTCGTTATTTTGGCAACATGGTCGGCAGCGTTGCTCAGTCAACCCGGGCAGTTCTCGCTAATACGGCCGCCGAGGTCGCGCTGGCGCAGGCTCAGGTTCGCGGCGCTCAGGTTAGCGTTGCTGCTGGTCGCCAGGCTGTTTACCGCGCTCAACAGGCGCGCGCAGCGGCGACGAGTATTGAGGCTCAGATTGTCGCTGAGCGTAATCTTGCTGCTGCTCAGGCATCACTGAATACGGCGCTTGCTGGCAGGACTTCTGCCGCTAACAACCTCACCAATACAGCCTCGGTAATGTCCCGGCTGGGGAGCGGGGTGCTGGGTATTCTCGGTGGCTGGCCTGGAGTGATTATCGGTGCCGGCGCTGCGATGTATGGCCTTTATCAGCATACCCAGCAGGTGCACCGTGAGGCGGTAGGTTTTGCCAACAACCTCGACGAGATCAACACCAAGCTCCAGCAGATGTCGGTGCTTGGCCTGCGTTCGACCGCGGCTGATGCCCGTACATCTTTACAGGAGCAAAAACAGGACCTGGCCGACCTCGACTCTCAGATCGCGAAGGTGAAAGACAGCCTTAAGGCGGTTGACCAAATCCAGCAGGACTACAACCGCCATCCGACGCTGACCCTGATCAACACCTTCATGGACCAGGCCGACATCACGGCCAAAAACATCGAGCTGACCGACAAGCTTAACCAGCTGGAGTACCAGCGCGAACAGGCAGCCTCAAAAGTCGAGCAAACGCAGAAGCTGGTAAACAATGCCAGTGATCTGGCCACGCAAAAGGCTATCGAACAGGCTGGCGCCGTCTCAATCCTGAAAGGTGCGTATGACCTGCTTAACCGCTCAATGTCAGCGACCGCTGGCGCCAAGCCGCCGCAATATGCCGGGCCCGTCGTCTCACTGGCGAACGCAACGCCTCAACAGCAAACTGCACTGGAGCGCTCACGCCGCAATAACGTACTGGCCAGCCTAAGCGGATTAGAAAAACTCCATCAGCAGCACGTCTATGAAGCAGAAGACCTGCAGCTGACGGGGGCGCTTTATACGAAATATATTTACAACCAAGATCAGGCAGCTAAAAAGGATGCAGCTGCAGCCGAGGCCAAAAAGACATCCACAGCCGCTTCAAAGGCGCAGAGCAAAGCCGAACGCGAAGCGGCCAGTACTGCCGAGCAGTATTCCCGAAAAATGGCCGATCTGAGCGTGGCTATCGACGTGCAACGCGTACGGGCGACGGAAGGCGAAAAAGCTTCAGAGCTTTACGCGGCGTCACACCAAGCAGGCACTAAATGGACCGACGAGCAACGCAAGGCAATCCAGGCACAAGCTGAAGAATTAGCAAAACTGACTCAGGTCGCAGACGATAACGTTAAAAAAATGCGTGAGCAGGAAGATGCTCTAAAGGATTTAACGGACGCTGGCAGAAAATTCAGGGATGAGGCGACGCTGACAACCGACACCGCAGGCATGAGTGATCGCCAGCGCAGCCGGTTCGACGAGACGCAACAGATCGACCGTGTTTTTGCTAAAGCAGGTGGCGACAAAAGCACCCAGGCTGTGATAGCTCGAAGCGAAGCCCTCGATGCTCTGGATAAGAAATACAAGGCTATAGCCGCAGCTGAAGCGGACTGGATGTCCGGAGTATCACGCGGCTATGCCAACTGGTTTGATGAAATCAGTGACGTATCCGGCACGGTCTCTGACGGGGTAAAAACAACACTCGACAGCGCGTTTGGTAACGTCACCTCAATGCTTGAAGGCAATAAAGTTAGCTGGAAATCGTGGGGGATTTCTGTCCTGCAGATCATCGAAAAAGTGGCGCTGCAGATGGCGGTGGTCAGTGCGATGGGTGGGTCATCTTCTGGGTCTGGCATCTTTGGCTCACTCATCGGCAGTGTTGGCAGCTTCTTCGGGGGCGGTGCGGGAGCATCAGCCAGCACCGGTACGGCGGTTTCCAGTTACGGATCGAACTTCCAGTTTAACGCCAAAGGCGGCGTTTATGACTCTCCGTCCCTGAGTGCTTTCAGTAACGGGATCGTCAGAAACCCCACCATGTTCGCTTTCGCAAAAGGCGGGGCCGGAATCATGGGCGAGGCTGGCCCGGAGGCAATCATGCCGCTGACCCGCGCGCCGGATGGTTCTCTCGGTGTTCGTGCGGTCGGAGGTGGCGGCGGTCAGTCCTTATCGTCGGCGCCACAGGTTTATATCACTATCGATGGCAACGGCAACACCTCAACGCAAACCTCACCAGGCCTTGAGCAATTTGGTGCTGAAGTCGGGAAATTTGTCGATCAGCGATATAAGCAGAATGTAATGCGTGATATCCGCCCCGGCGGTGACATCTGGAACGCAATGAAAGGAACCCGATAACTATGGCCATTGAAACTTTCACCTGGTGCCCACGAATTAACGCGGAGGCTGATACAAATTTCCGCGTCAGGAAAGCCCAGTTTGGTGATGGATATGAGCAGGTTTCAGGGGATGGATTGAACACCAGAACTCAGCAGTGGACGCTTAACTTCACTGGCAACGAAACCTACATTTCTGCCATTAAGTCTTTCCTCGACAGGCATGAAGGAACGAAAGCCTTCCAGTGGAAGCCGCCGCTCGAACCTTTGGGTTTGTACCGTTGCGAAACGTTTAAACCCACCGGGCTTGGCGCGGGGAAATTCAACCTTGAAGCAACATTCATCCAGGCATTTAAACCATGAGCTTAAACGCAGACTATCAGAAGCTTGAATCCGGAAAAGATGTTCGTCTGATTGAGGTGGACGGTTCTTCCTTTGGGCTAACGGACGTTCTCCGCTTTCACAATTACAGCATTCCCCACACGGAAGCGGAAATCATCGCCTCTGGAGGGGATGAGTCCAAGCTACCGGCGAAACCAATCTGGTGGCAGGGAAATGAATACGCCGCCTGGCCGTATCAGCTGGAAGGCCTGGAAAAATCAACCAGTGGGAGCAATGCAACGCCATCACTGACGGTTGCGAACATCGAAAGCTCCATTTCTGCCCTGTGTCTTGCGTATGACGATCTGCTGCAGGCGAAAGTCACTATTCACGACACAAAAGAGAAATATCTCGATGCCAGGAATTTCGCAGACGGCAACCCCACAGCAGACCCGACTCAGGAAAAGCTGCAGGTCTGGTATATCGACGGGAAAACGGGCGAGCTTGCCGGTGAAACCGTTGAATTTGTTCTGTCCAGCCCGATGGATCTGCAGGGGCAAATGATCCCGACGCGACAGCTTCATTCCCTGTGTACCTGGTGCATCCGGAATAAATATCGTACCGGCGACGGCTGCGACTATGCCGGCACCCGCTATTTCGACAAAAACAACAATCCGGTGAGCGATCCGTCGCTGGATGAGTGCAACGGCACGCTGACGGCCTGCAAACTCCGATTCGGCGAAAATAACGAACTCTCGTTTGGTGGCTTCCCGGGCACGTCTTTGATCAGGAGTTGATATGCGTCAGAAAACCATTGATGCGATTATGGCGCATGCTGCAGCTGAATATCCTCTTGAGTGTTGCGGCGTGGTGGCGCAGAAAAGCCGCGTTGAACGTTATTTCCCGTGCCGGAATCTTGCCGCGGCGCCGGAGGACAATTTTGTCCTTTGCCACGAAGACTACGCAGCTGCTGAGGACTGGGGAACGGTGATCGCCATCGTTCACAGTCACCCTGACGCCACAACGCAACCGAGCGAACTGGATAAAGCGCAATGCGACGCAACGCTTTTACCCTGGCATATTGTGAGCTGGCCGGAGGGGGATTTACGCACTATCCAGCCGCGCGGAGAACTGCCGCTGCTGGAGCGTCCGTTTGTGCTTGGACACTTCGACTGCTGGGGGCTGGTAATGAGCTATTTCCGGCAAACGCACGGTATCGAGCTCCATGATTACCGGGTGGATTATCCCTGGTGGGAAAACGACTATCCGGACAACTTCTATCAGGATTGCTGGTACGAGTGCGGTTTCCGGGAATTCGACGGGCCACCGAAACCCGGCGATATGGTGATCATGCAGATCCAGGCTGATAAGTGGAATCACGCTGGGATACTGCTGGAGGGAAATATGCTGCTGCACCACCTGTACGGACATCTGAGCCAGCGCGTGCCGTATGGGGGCTACTGGCAGGAAAGGACGATGAAGATTCTGCGTCACACATCTCTGTGCTAACCTTTACGAAATTTCAAAGGAGCATGAAAATGAAAAAGCTATTTTTGGTGCTAGTTATTAGTTTGGCTGGCTGCTCTGTAAACTCCCTCGAATCCCAAAAGCCTATTCTTTCTGAGCACACTTCAAAGAGTGCAGATCAGGTTAATAGATGCCTGGCCCCAAAATGGGTGGAGCTTCGATCTTCAAGCTCCAGCATACCAACTGAGTCAGGTTACAAAATAACAGCATCAGACGATATTTTCGGGGCCCTTTCAGTGGTGAATATCGATAAATCAGAAGCAGGCGGAAGCGATGTTAAGGTTTACGCCGTCGCAAAAGGATGGAACGATCACTGGGCTACGGCTGCCAGATCATGCCTTTGAAAAGTTAAGAATAAGCTAAGCCACCTTCGGGTGGCTTTTTTAATGGAGAAAGAAAATGTCAGAGGTCATGACCCGAATTGAACTTGGCGGTGTTTTGGGTAAAACCTACGGAAAGGTTCACCATCGATTAATACGCACAACCGCTGAGGCGATCAACTCTCTTACAAAAACTATAAACGGCCTAGAGAAATTCCTGATCACCAGCAAAGCAAGGGGCCTGACTTACGCCGTCTTTAAAGATAAAAAAAATATCGGAAAGGATGATTTTGGTTTTCCGGTAACCGGTGAAGTTATTCGAATTGTCCCGGTTGTAATTGGAAGTAAAAAAGCCGGGGTATTACAGACAATTCTTGGCGCCGTGCTCGTCGTTGTTGGGGTAGCCATTGGTTATTTCTCAGGAGGCACTCTATCAGCTGTGGGGTACGGGGCTGCGAAATTCGGTGCAGCCATGATGCTGGGAGGTGTTGTCCAAATGCTATCTCCTCAACCTGCAGGTCTGGCCAGCAAACAAAGTGCAGATAACCGCGCATCCTACGCATTCGGTGGTGTAACAAACACCGCGGCGCAAGGCTACCCGGTACCGCTCCTGTATGGTCGCCGGCGGATAGGCGGAGCGATTATTTCTGCCGGAATTTATGTCGAAGATCAGCAGTAGATAACTAACCTTTTTTCTGGCCACCTTCGGGTGGCTTTTTTTATGGGCGCAATATGGCTACAGATAAAGTGTTAAAGGGCCGCAAGGGCGGCAGCTCCAGTTCACGAACCCCTACCGAACAGCCTGATGATCTGCAATCTGTAGCGAAGGCAAAAATCCTCATTGCGCTTGGCGAAGGGGAGTTTGCAGGGCAGCTAACCGGCAAAGATATCTACCTGGACGGAACGGCGCTGGAGAATGCCGACGGCTCCCAAAACTTCAGCGGTGTTACGTGGGAGTTTCGTGCGGGAACACAGGCGCAAAATTACATTCAGGGTATTCCCGGTACCGAAAATGAAATCAGCGTGGGCACCGAAGTATCAAGCGCTACAGCGTGGACGCGCACGTTCACCAATACGCAGCTATCAGCGGTTCGTCTGCGTCTGAAATGGCCCTCGCTTTTCAAGCAGGAGGACGACGGGGATCTGGTCGGCTATTCGATTAACTACGCGATCGACCTGCAGACGGACGGCGGAACATGGCAGACGGTACTCAATACCAGTGTGACCGGGAAAACGACATCAGGATATGAGCGCAGCCATCGAATTGATTTACCGCAAGCTGGCAGCACCTGGACAATTCGACTGCGTAAAATTACCGCCGATGCAAACAGCGCGAAGATCGGCGATACGATGACCCTGCAGAGCTTCACTGAGGTGATTGACGCCAAGTTACGTTATCCAAACACAGCGCTGCTATACATAGAATTCGACTCCAGCCAGTTTAACGGCTCTATCCCTCAGATCTCCTGCGATCCCCGCGGCCGCGTAATCCGCGTGCCAGATACCTACGACCCTGAAACACGCACTTATAGCGGTACGTGGACCGGTGCGTTTAAGTGGGCATGGACGGATAACCCTGCGTGGATTTTTTACGACCTGGTTGTTTCTGACCGGTTCGGCCTCGGGCACCGTTTGACCGCTGCGAATATTGATAAATGGACGCTGTATCAGGTTGCCCAGTATTGCGATCAGATGGTACCAGACGGCAAAGGGGGCAACGGTACCGAACCACGTTATACCTGCAACGTGTACATCCAGGACCGTAACGACGCCTACACAGTCCTGCGTGATTTTGCTGCTATCTTCCGTGGTATGACCTACTGGGGCGGGGATCAGATTGTTGCCCTGGCTGACATGCCGCGCGATGTTGATTACAGCTACACGCGCGCTAACGTTGTTGGCGGTCGCTTCACCTATTCGAGCAGCACCACGAAAAGCCGCTACACCACTGCGCTGGTATCATGGTCTGATCCCGGTAATGCTTACGCCGACGCGATGGAGCCGGTATTTGAGCAGGCGCTGGTGGCGCGGTACGGTTTCAATCAACTGGAAATGACAGCCATCGGCTGTACCAGGCAGTCTGAAGCAAACCGAAAAGGCCGCTGGGGCATCCTCACCAACAACAAGGATCGCGTTGTTTCGTTTGATGTCGGTCTGGACGGAAACATTCCGCAGCCGGGCTACATCATAGCTGTGGCAGACGAGCTGCTTTCAGGAAAGGTTATGGGTGGCCGTATCAGCGCCGTTAACGGTCGCGTTATCAAACTTGACCGCGTGGCAGATGCGGCAGCAGGTGATCGCCTTATTCTCAACTTACCTTCCGGGGCATCGCAGAGCAGGACCATTCAGGCCGTGAACGGTGAATCAGTCACAGTCACCACGGCATACAGTGAGACGCCTCAGGCCGAAGCTGTTTGGGTGGTGGAATCTGACGAGCTCTACGCGCAGCAGTACCGCGTTGTCAGCGTAACCGATAACGATAATGGCACCTTCTCGATCACCGCCGCATGGCACGATCCGGATAAATATGCCCGTATCGATACTGGCGCAATTATCGACCAGCGGCCAATAAGTGTAATACCTCCTGGTAATCAGTCACCGCCAACTAACATCGTGATCAGCTCGTTTTCTGTGGTTCAGCAGAATATCAGCGTCGAAACGATGCGCGTCAGTTGGGACCAGGCGCAGAACGCTATCGCCTATGAGGGGCAGTGGCGCCGCAATGACGGAAACTGGGTGAACATGCCGCGCAGCTCCACCACGTCATTTGACGTCCCGGGGATTTATGCCGGGCGCTACCTGGTGCGCGTGCGCGCAATTAATGCCGCTGAAATTTCCTCAGGATGGGGATATTCAGAAGAGAAGACACTTACCGGCAAAGTTGGCAATCCACCTAAGCCAGTAGGATTCACGGCCACGGGCATTAACTGGGGGATTCGTCTTAACTGGGGTTTTCCGGCAAACACCGGCGATACGCTAAAAACGGAAATTCAGTACACTGCCAACAGTGACTTTTCAGATCCCCTCTTGCTGTCTGACGTACCTTATCCTTCCGCTGAATATACCCAGCTCGGGCTTAAAGCAGGGCAGGAATTCTGGTACCGCGCGCAGTTGGTTGACAGAACGGGTAACGAGTCCGGTTATACCAACTGGATCAGGGGGATGTCTAACGATAACGCCGATGATTATCTGGGTGATATTGCAGACGATTTCCTAACCTCTGCCGACGGGGAACGCCTCACCGGTGACATCGACACCAACATTGAGGGAATTCTGCAAAACGCCCTGGCGAACCACGGAACAGTTGAGCACCAGTGGGCACAATACGGGGAAGTGCGTGCAGATATTCTGGTTGTTAAAACTACAGTTGCTGAAGTTGATAAGGCAATGGCCGAACTATCAACGCAGGTACAGGCGCAGATAGAGGACGTCACTGCAGCGCTGGAGGATAAGCTTACCGCCGTCGTCGATGCCTCCGGCGCTTCGGCGATCTATACCCTCAAAGCAGGCGTCAGGATAAACGGCATCATGTATAACGCCGGGATGTCGATTGCCGTTCTGGCGCAGGCAGGGCAGCCGATTGTTACCCGAGTTGGTTTCAACGCTAACCAGTTCGTGCTGATGAGTGGCAGTGGTGATACCCAGTATTCACCGTTCGCTGTGGTAAATGGCCAGGTATTTATCAGCTCAGCGTTTATTCAGGATGGCACGATAACCAATGCCAAAATCGGTAACTTCATCCAGTCCAACAATTATGTTGCAGGGTCTCAGGGATGGCGAATTGATAAAAGCGGGACGTTCGAAATTAACGGCGTAGCTGGAGGGGGGAGAATGTTGATATCCAGCACTCTTATTCAGATTTACGACAGCAACAACGTGCTGCGCGTCAGAATGGGGCTATGGTAATGCCACAGGGTTTACAATGTTGGGATAGTGCAGGGCGTATTGCTGTAGATCTCACTGATTATGCAATCAGGTATATAGGGAGCACTTCTGTGACGTTTGCTGCCGGAGAAACGGTTAAAGACGTTTACTTTTCTGGTATAACTCAGGATGGCTCATTTATAACTATTGTAACGACGGGAGTAACTGCGAATGAATATTACTGCCGCGCTTTTAATGGCGGCTTCACTGCATTCTATTTACCGATCACTGGTAGTCCAGCATTCACTTTCACAGTTGAGGTTTATAACTTTCAATGAGCGGATTCGAAGTTTACAACAGTGCCGGAAAATTGCTCGTTGACTCACAAAACAGGTCCACCTTTTTTTTGATCAGCGCTCGCTGGGCGCTGTTACGGATAAAGGGTTTTACCGCGTGGATAGCCCGTTCGGTGACGGAAGTACGCTGGGTTACACCCAGCAACAATTCTGGAATGACGGAACATTGCGGTGGCTTAAACTGGATGTAAACAAATATGGTTTACCAGGAGCTGAGCTTCTTGAAGATAATGCAGGAAGCATGATCCGCACGACGAGAAACATCGGAATGCAGAGCGGTTATCTGGATGTTTTCGATAGTGCCGGGAACCTCATCTGGAGCGCAGCATCAGCATCGAAAATGCCCCGAGTTGTTGGCTTCTTTGACGTGCCGGCGAACTATGACCTGCAGAACAATACCTTTGTGTTAAACCTCAGCTTTACCCCTTGGATTCTGGTGAATAACTGCCCCGGAAACCTCAGTGATGATGGAGGGGTAACGGGTTACTCAGGCATTGCTCTGAAGTGGACTGGCTCGCAGCTGCAGGGCCGATACATCTCAAAAAATCAGCGTAGCTGGAGCCAGACACTTCAGGGGCGTGGGTTACGAATCCCCATCGCTCAGTTTGTCGGTATTTGATGCAGGTGGAACGCGGGGGTAATGCGTGGCGATCATGTTTTGCTTAACCCCCTTTGATGGCTCGAACCGGTACACGACATCAAAATTATCTGCTTTCTTATAGCAAATGTTACTCAGTCGCTTATTAACATGGCGGCTAAAAATACCATTGCTGCTATCAGAAATAACGTTAACTTTCCTTTTTTCACAGTCGATGTTGACGTGAATATCACCACCAAGTGATAAACGCGCAGCATCTACTGGGTAATCCATTTTGAAATTATATTCTCTTTCATAGCCAGAGCAGCCAAACATAAAAAATGTAATGGCTGTGAGTAAAAGACGAGTTTTCATGTAATTCCCTTTTGTTGTTATGGGTGAATTTTAATCTAATGATGTATTTTTTCTCAAACACAAAAGGGTTTTTATCCTCAAAAATTTGACCTCGCTCCGGCGGGGTTTTTATTGCCCGAAAGGAGCGCATATGTCAGCAGGAACCATAACCCTGACAAACGGGTCCGCTATTGTTGGCGGTTCCGGAACCTCATTCGCAACTGAACTCGCCGCAGGTGACTTTATTGTCTCCACTGTGGGCGGTGTTGATTATACGCTGCCAGTTAAATCGGTTGAGAGTAATGCGCAACTTACGCTGGTCAGCAACTTTACCGGCCCTACTCAGGCCGGTGCTGCCTGGTCAGCGGTTCCTCGTGTTGCACTGAACATGGTAACTGCCGCGCTGGTGGCGCAAAGTGCTGAAGCGCTGCGTGGACTGAATTACGACAAACAGAACTGGCAAAGCATTTTTTCTGGAACCGGAAATGTAACAGTGACACTGCCGGATGGAACGACATGGACGGGACCAGCCTGGAATAGCATTACGACATCACTTTCAGGAAAGGCGGCAAAAGGTGCAAACAGCGACATCACCTCTCTCAGCGGACTCACTACAGCGCTATCTGTAGAACAGGGCGGTACCGGTTCGACAACCGCATCAGGCGCTCGCACAAACCTAGGTTTAGGAAGTGCAGCATTAAAAAATACGGGTTTAAATCCAGGCGATGCTCAATTAGTCCAGGTTGGGCGTAGGGATTCTGCAAACCCTGTGCAAAAGACCTGGTCTTGTATTTACGAGCCATATCAATCTGACAACTTATTTCCTGACAGTTGTGTTATTCAGGTCCTTCCTGGTCCTACAAACTCTGAATGGGGTGAAATAGGAATTGGTTATGGGAATTCAAACGCAGTTTATGTTGCAAAAGCTTCTTATAGCTCCAGTCAGCCGACCGGAAATATTGTATTGATGACAATGTATCATGACAAAAATACATTTGTTGATAGCAATGGTTTCATCAAAAGAGCCTCACCTGTGGTAAAAATTTTTAGTGATGGCCGCGTTGAAACTAACGACGAATCAGAAGGGGTGAGAGTCACACGTCTGGATGTGGGGCAATACTACATTGAGGGATGTCAGGCGCTCAATTCTGACGCTGCATGGGGCGGTATTGACGGAGGGTTTGAGATTCCTACTGACAGGAATAAGCAACCGCTTATATGGCTGGACTATGAGGTTAACGCAGACGGCTCTGTGCTGGTAAAAACCTATCACCGCGAACATCCTACAGCGCCAGCATTTGCCAGGAATGAGCATGCTGGATTGGCAGATGGCGAGCCGGTTGATATCCCGGCTGATCAGTTCGTCAGCGTTCGTGTAGAAATGCCAGCGAGTAGCATCTGGAATCAGAAACAGAAACAAACGGAAGTGGCTTTAAAGCAGGAACAGGGATCGTAAAAAAAACCGCCGCCCGTCGTATGCAAGAACGGGCGGCGGCTGGTTGCTCAGTGTTCATGCCAAGCTACCGAACCACAGTTTACTTGAGACTTTTCCTCGCGTCTCTTCTCTCAATATGTCTGGCTTTCCATTCAGAATAATCCCTCAGTAACCATCTCGAACTCCTGCCTAGCTTTATCGGCTCAGGGAACTCGCCCCGCTTCATCAGTGAGTAAAAATATTTAGCGGTGAATCCCGAATCGTTTGTTATGTATTTCAGGTCAATGAGAGAATCATCGGTAAGGTCTATGCGTAGTTTTGGCATGATTTATACACCCGTAAAGCGTTTTGTGTAAGGATGGCTGTATCCGAACAGGATTGCGAGGGCATCCATGGAAAAGCTAACGTTGACACGAAAGGAAGCTGCCGAGCTACTTGGCATCTCAAGGGGGACTGTGACGCGATGGGTTTTGGAAGGAAGGCTAAAGGCTTACCGTATAAGTGATAGACCTCGAGCTCCGCTTCTATTTACACGTGAGGATTGTATAGCTGCATTGAAGGCTGTGCCGGTCGAACCTGTTCTTATGATTGAAAGGGAGATGAAGCGTGAAAAAGAGGAGTCTTTCTTCCTGCGTCGCAAAGACGCAAGTAAAGAACTGGATGCGTTGCTGAAAATCAGGACCGGAAAGAGCAGAAAATCCGAGTGAAAAAACCGGCACGGTGGCCGGTCTACTTTTTCTTGGAGAAGTTGAACAGTTGTACTAAAAGCAAACTAATGTGCATCAATGAAGTAGCAGCGAATCCAATAGACAGAGTCGGGAGAAAATTAATCGGTTCTTTGCTGGTAGCCATGAGAAAAAGCCCCATGAAGAAAACAATCCCTAACTCAGCAAACGTAAGAGCGTACATGATGATGACAGTTGTCATGTATCCATAAGACTTTACCTTATGCATGTTTCTGCCACCAATACCTATCACAAACGTTAACGCAGCGATCAGAATTGCGATCGTTGTGCCTGCATATGAGGCTATCGCTGCTCCAAGCGCGTCTCTATGCTCAGAGAAGGAAACGCCAGGAACCAAGTATCTGAATGCAAAATAAGCTGCAATAACAGGAAAGTATGGCAATGCAAAAATAATTACACCTGGCATGACTTTGTGGTTCTGTGACATTGCCGCCTCCTTGTAATCCAATGATAGTTAAAACTCACTATCAAACGCATCGTTATAGCTTTTCATTATAACAGACTTCATTCTTATGAAGCATGTTTCCATCTCTTCTGCGATATCTTCGTTTGTCGATTTATATAGATTAGCTGCCAGATGTCCTTTATTAGACAGGTAGTATTCCGTAAGAAGATCGGCTGCCTGCTCTTTACCTTTGATGAGTATATCGCTATGGCTGTCATCGGCGTTTTTAATGAGTTCCTTCGCCATGTCTCGAATGTTTCTTGCTCTCTTCGGCTTTAGCGTGATCTCAATACCATCTAAAAGTTCTTCGTCAATAGTTTCAATACCTGTTGCTCTAAGCAAAGGGCTGAACAGCTTAGACCCGCTTTCCACCCTAAGCGTGGTTCTGCCGATGAACTGCATTTCTAAAGCATCATCTTTACTAACATCACGCATCAGAGGTTCAATACAAAGTTTGAAGCCCATCGGAATATCCAATTTATTGGAAAGATAAATCTGCAGATCTCTTGTTCTGGGGCCGTGTTGAGATGATGCATAACCAATGATGTTGTCTTTCACTAAAAGAAAGGAAGGGAAAGCAAGGGTTTCATCATTACCCAAAGCATTCTTCATTTCATCGATAGAAAATGTTTTCTTATTTACCCTTTTAACAAAGGCAGAATCATATGTCTTTGTTAGCAAGAAGCTTTTGTCAACAATGTGATGGGCGAAAACGAAATAATCGTCAACTTCAAGGGCGTTACCTTTCTTTTCGACGACCTGTGAAGAAAGGGATTCAAAAAGGTTACATGGTGAGTTATCTTTTCCATTGCTATAATAAATAGCATAAAAACTCATTTTCATATCATTTTCCGTTATATAGATGGATTAACCATCATATGAGCCCATTTCTGATGGCAAATATGGATAATGATAAACTCTAAAAGAAAACTGGATAACCTGGAGTTTTATCAGGGTTTTCAGGGTTAGTCTTCCACCAGCCACATGTCGGACTCTTCAAACATCTCCTCCAGCATGCGGTTCAGCTTTTCCCGATCGCTTTTGCTTGCATCGCTATTCAAGCCGTTTGCCTGCATTGGCTTCACCTTCACTTCGGCATTAGGGAAAATCTGGTGCACCCGCTTCGTCAGCTCGGCCAGAATGATCTCTCTGGCCCCTTCGAGCCCCTCAACATTTCGCTTGTCATAAACCAGTTCTACGAACAT